GAAACTGATGCATGGAAGTTCTGGATCTATAAAGAGAGAATCCCAGTTCCTTGCTCAGAAGAGGAAATGAATAAGCACATTTTAACTCTAAACAGTATTTAGATAATGGACTACATCCCAAAGTACTTCCAGCCCTATGAGGTTGTGCCTCGGGAAATCTATGATTCCTTCAACAACCAAGGGAAGCTAGGCCAGGTTTGGTGGCTCTTCGATCCTCGAATTCTGCTTACTGGTGATAGAATCAGAACTCGCTATGGCAAGATGGTTGCTAACACTTGGTGGTATGGAGGCACCAATCACTATCGTGGCTTTCGACCTGCAGGATGTAAAGTAGGAGCAACCTGGTCGCAGCATAGATATGGAAGGGCTTTGGACTTAGTACCTACGGAAACTTCAGTCGAGGAAATCCGTCACGATATTATCACGAACGGAGAGAACTTTGGGTTCATTACTTGTGTCGAAGTCGGAGTCCCCTGGCTGCATATTGATTGCAGGAATTATAGAGGGCTTCTGATTGTCAAGCCATAAAGGAGAATTATGTTACCAGTTCTAGCTGCTTTGGCAGGACCTATAATTGATATATTAAAAGGCACAGGAGTAATTAAAGATCCTGAGGCCGAGGCTAAGGCAAGAGAAGCCATAATCAAGCAGCTTGAGGGCCAGCAGCAATTTTTTATAGATTACTTCACAGCAACAATCGGCAAAGACGAGCCGTGGTATTCACCTTCCAAGCTCTTCCGGCCACTTTGCTCTTTTGCTATAGTAATCTTCTACATCATTGCCAGATTCACAGGGATCGAGTTCTTGCAAGTCGATCAAATGATCCTGTTTGGTGTTGTAGGTTTCTGGTTCGGCGGACGAACGATTGAGAAACTTTTAAGCAAAAACTAGTAGGAGGCAGCAATATGTCAGTTATAGCAAAAGCCACTGAACTTGTCACCGGACAGCAGTTGATGGTTATAGTTTGGGAAGGGATAACAGAAGGAGATACCGGAGCCCCTCAGCAAATAGGTGGTTGGGTTAAAAGTGCTTACGTCCAGGTGACTGGTGACGATGGTGATGAGACTCTGACTATGCAAGGCTCGATTGATGGAACGAATTACTTCTCACTAACTAAAGTAGATGGAAGTACAGCAATGACCTTTGCCGACGAAGGGGGCTTGCCGATTGCTCAGTTGCCACTGTACATAAGACCAAGCCTTAGTGGCTCTGCAGATGATGGTGACTTAGACGTAATGCTCCTGCTTAGAGGCTAGCCATGTGGGAATCACTAGGAGGTGTAGCTGCTGTGATGGCTGGAGGGATATTTGGCTTTAGACACTTGAATAGCAGAATTAACAGAGTTGAAGATAAAGCGAACGACCACTTGGCTGCAATTGACGAAAAGCTCTCTGACCAGAACCGTGAGATTGGAGAGGTCAAAGCAATAGTTGAACGAATCGAGAAGAGCGTTGGCTAGCGAACCTATAGTCTTCGAAGATGGACGACCATACTTCATGCGGCCTGATGATATGCTTCTGCGAATTGCTTGCTGTGATTGTGGGTTAGTCCATGACATTACGCTTACCATAATAGGAGACAATCTCATCTCCTTCAAGCTTGAGCGTAATGAAGAGGAGACGGAGAAGATTAGAAATGAGTTTGGAAGCGACAGTCCGGATAACTGAAGATGAGAACATCAAAGACATTATGGCGCAGTGCTACGCCTCCACACGCACGAGCTGTAAGATCTTATTCCCTGAACGCTTCTGGCTCGACTTTTCGGATCTTCATAATGAGATCTTCAAAGTCCTGGACGATGACTCTATTCAGCAGGCGGTCATTGCTGCGCCTCGAGGTACAGGCAAGACAACTATCGACACAATTGCTTATCCGGCAAAGAAGATACTTTTTCAAGACAAAAAGTTCATTGTGCCTATTTCTGCTACGGCTACTAAAGCTGTAATGGATGGTGAGAACCTCAAGCGTGAATTACTCCAGAATAGAGTAATCAAAGAGCTCTTTGGGCCAATGAAAAGTGATTCCTTCTCGAAGGAGCAATGGATCACTCAGAATGGCATCATGGTTATGCCTCGTGGTGCTGGACAGCAAGTTCGAGGAATTTTATATGATAGGTACCGACCTGATCTTATTATCGCTGATGACCTCGAAGATCCGGAGGCAGTCAAGAACGAAGATCTTAGGACGGCACTTAGGGAATGGTGGTTCTCGGATGTATGTAACTCTATCAACAGGGCTCAAAAGAATTGGAAGATCGTTATTGTCGGTACTGTGCTGCATGAAGATAGCTTGCTTATACACCTTCTTAACGATCCAGACTGGTATGGTGTTAGGCTGGAACTGTGTGGTTCTGATCTTAAGTCTAATTGGCCTGACTTTATGTCAGACGATGAGGTTAAAAAGCTTTATGAAAGTCATAAGAGACGTGGTCAGTTGGATTTATTCTCTCGTGAGTATCAGAATTTACCAGTTAGTACTGAGGACGCTACTTTCAAGCAAGAATACTTTAAGTATTATTCTGAGACTGATCCAGATTTTCTAGCTCGTGCACGTTCAGGCAAGATCGAGACGATTCTGATCGTTGATCCTGCTAAGACAGTGAAAATGCACTCAGCTGAGAGTGCTATAGTAGTTGTAGGATTGGATACCGAGAATCAACGTGTTTATGTGAGAGATATAGTCTCTGGGAAGTTTTATCCCGATGAGCTATATAACCACATCTTCGAGCTCTGCAATAGATTCAGGGTTCGAGTGTTTGGAATCGAAGTCACTGGACTGAATGAGTTCATTACTCAGCCAATCCGCAATGAGATGATGAAGCGTGGCTTAGGCTATCCGAATGAGATGGTCGAGCTCAAGGCCAGAGGCCGTGAGAAGGCTGAGCGTGTTAAAGCTCTGGTTTCCTATTATCGACAGGGTCATATGTTTCACAATGAGAATGCTTGTCGTGGCTTAGAAGCACAATTAATGAGCTTTCCACGTTCTGCGCTTTGGGATCAGATGGATGCTTTAGCATACTTCGTTGAGATGGCAGAACTTGGAACAAGATATTTCGAACCTCCTCCGCCTGAGAACTCTGAAGATGAGTATAAGGAGCTGAGGACTGAGGATGAAAAACCTTTAACCGGATGGAGATTATTCTAATGCCTAAAGTAGTCAAGATGTACGAGAGTGATAGACGAGGATTAGAACATAATATGGGCGGCTTTTTTGGCAAGCCTAAAAAAAAGAAGCAAGAACAGATTCCTGGAACGGAGTTCAAAGGTAAAATTAAGGATGTAGGTATAGAGACCAAAACTGCTATTGAGAAAAGAAATGAAGCTCTTCAGAGTGTGATGAAGGAACCCGCAGTTGCACCTACACCTAAAACAAAATCTGAGTCTATACCTGTTCCCAAGCCTAAGCTCGATATTTCTAATAGGTCAGCTACATTGGCTATGAGGAAACGCAGAGAGGCATTTGAGAAAGCAGAGGCAGAAAAGAAGAAGAAATTAGGGTCGGCAACTAAATAACAACTAAACGGAAACTTTCCGTGAAGTGAGCAATGGCTGAGAAGAAAATCTACATAGGCTCTGTAGGGCCGTTTCTATACGACGACGAGGACGACATCAACGACGCTGATGGTGACTTCGCTGGAGAGACAATGCAATCGCTCCGTTCCGATGGAGGGTTATCCGTCGATGGTGATTTCTCTGTTGGTGGAGATTTAGATGTCACTGGCGACGTGGATATAGGTGGGACAGCCATTGTTGGTTCATTGAAATTAGATGACACCGATGATTCCAACACTCTGGAGATTATATGGAATGAGGATGACTCAGCAGATCGAGTTCTCAATCTATTAGTTGCAGGCGCTGATCGCTCTCTAACAGTTGAGCTAGACTCCGTACTCAACCAGGATCTAACAACCGACGCCGAAGTTACGTTTGCCAAGGTCAATGCTCTCACTCTTGCAGCGGTCACAGTAGGTTTTACGATAGCTGGTGGAACAACATCGAAGACTCTAACTGTTGACGATAATTTTGTAGTATCTACTCAGCTTGCAGCGATTGGAGCAAATACAGACAAGGTTACTGAAAGCACAACCGTAACCTCTCCCTTAGTTCTGACAGATTATGACATCTCGATCCCAGCGGCTACAAACGCTGCGGCTGGACATGCTACGGCAGCTCATATCCAAGCGATAGAAGCAAATACTCTCAAGAATACCAACGTGTCAACAGCGCTAGAAGTTGGTACGGTAGGAGTAAACACTGTTGCTATTACCTCTGATGGTGGAGCAGATGATGTTACACTTCCTGCTGCAACAGTTACTACTGCCGGTATGCTAACTACGGCAAAGTGGGCCGAGATAGTTGCTAACACTACCAAAGTCACTTGCAACTTTGCTAACGTTCAAACTGCTCTTGCAGCAGCAAGCGGAGCAGTTGCTTTCAACTCACAGAACTTGACAGGTGTGGGAACGATAGGATGCGGAACCATTACCACAACAGGTAATATTGTTCTTCCCGCCAACGGTGTAATCGGAGTAACAGACGGAAACCCTCAGATAGTTTTTGACAACGCTAATAATTGGCTGGAGATAACAGGCAACGTTGGTATTGGTGGATCTCCTACTACCAATTTAGATATTCAAGGTACAGGTACTGTTTCATTCAGAGCGTATAGCTCGGATGGGCAAGCTAATTTTAATGTGCAATCCTCAACTGCCAGTGGCACTTTTTATGCATCTCCAGCTACCTCAAGTGTTAGAATATATAACACGAAGGATATTGTTTCATTTGAAACCAGTGGAAGGGTTGGTGTTGGAACCTCTACTCCAGATTATATGCTAGATGTATATGGTAGTACAGTGGATACAGGGCTTAGGGTTCGGGCTGGAACGGCTGGTACTGAAGCAGCTTCTCTTTACCTATCATCAAACCTGACAAGAGGCTGGATTCTCACCGCTGGGGCATATGTTGCTGGAACAAATTCATATGATCTTACGATTACACAGAATGGGTATCAAGGTAACCTTGCTTTGATGGATGGTAGCCAAGTTGGGAAGGTGGGAATTGGATTAGCATTAACAAACATTGCTGCTAAGTTACACGTAGACCAATCTTCAACCACTGCTGCAATTCCTGTTTTGATCCTAGATCAAGCGGATGAGAGCGAAGGAACAATCAATTTTATTGCCAGTGCTAGAGGAGTAATATCAGGAGCTACTGACTCAACTGAAAGTGTACGAGTTGAACTAAATGGAACAGTCTATCGCTTAGCACTTTATGCAGACGCATAGGAGGCATTAGATGCCACATATAGTATATGGGGACATAACTAAAGGAAACTTTCAGGCCATACTTTCAAGTAGTGACCACTATGACTATGACTATCCTGAGGGCCTGAATCTCGATCCTAAGTCAGAGCTCCATAGAAAGATAGTAACTGAAGTAATTCGACGTGCTCAGGCCTCCAACAGGGTAATGAGTAATCGCTTTGGTTCGTGGAACGAGATTGACCGAATTCTTACTACTTACATCGAGCCTGATTCAAGTTTGAATCTGAGGGAGAATGAAGAGAAGGATGTAAAAAGGAATAAGCCCAAGAAACCTGTTTCCATCATTTTTCCATACTCATATGCCATTCTCGAGACGATATTGACTTATTTGGTAATGGCCTTCTTGGAAGATCCAATCTTCCGCTATGAAGGTCAATCACCTGATGATGTTGTTGGAGCGATTCTACTTGAGAAGGTCATTGAGCTTCACACCAACAAGACGAAGGTTGGTTTGGCTCTTCATACAGCATTTCGTGATTCACTCGCCTATGGAATTGGGATAGGAACTCCTGGCTGGATGAAGCATATCGGCTCGAAGATAGTAAGACAGGAGAGTGGAATCCTAGACTTCTTAGGCCAGATGATGGGCGTAGGTCCAAAGAAGATGGTCGCTGAGAATCAAGTTTTGTTCGAGGGCAATAAGCTCAGTACGATTGACCCATACTTGTGGTTGCCTGATCCTAATGTTCCTTGCGATAAGGTGCAGGAAGGTGAGTTCTGCGGCTGGATTGATCGTACGAGTTTTGTGAAATTGCTGAATGAGGAGGCAGTTGGGCCAGACCTCTTCAATGTACGCTATCTCAGGGCTTTGACTGGTAAGAAGTCATCACTGTACGGCGAAGACAAATCAGCACGTTTCGAGAAGACAAATACTCACACTCGTGAGGCTGGTGGCAGGCTCGATGCGACGAGTCCAACTGACGTCATCAATATGTACATAGACCTCATTCCTAAGGATTGGAATGATGGTAAGGATGTTGCACTTGGCAAATCAGATTATCCTGAGAAATGGCTCTTCAGTGTCGCTGCTGATTCAGTTGTGATTAAAGCGAAGCGACTTGGTCTGACTCACAATATGTACCCAGTTGCTGTGATAGCACCTGACTCAGATGGTTATCAATCGACTCCAGTTTCAAGAATTGAGATACTCTATGGACTGCAAGAGTGCATGGATTGGCTCTTCAATTCTCATATAGCAAATGTGCGTAAGGCTCTCAATGACATGATAGTCTATGATCCTTACTTGATCAACTCTTCGGACGTTGAGAATCCAGGCCCTGGTAAGCTGATCAGAACTCGAAGGCCTGCATGGGGTCGTGGAGTTGAGCATGCGATTCAGCAACTAAAGGTCGGTGACGTAACTGCCCAGAACATTGGTGATGTCAGTTGGATTATGCAGATGATGCAGAAGGCTGGTGGTGCTGACAATCCTATCATGGGATCACTTAGACAAGGTGGTCCTGAGCGCTTGACCAAAGCTGAGTTTCAGGGTACTACAACCGGAGCAGTTAATCGACTTGAGCGCTTAGCCAAGATCATGGGT